TTTATAAAAAGAATACAAGATGTAGGTGATTATACAAATGCAACAGACGTTCCATTTAGATTTGTACCTTGTATGGTTGCTGGTTTAGCATTTTATCTTTCACAAAAATATCAACCACAATTAGCACAACAGACAAAATTATATTATGAAGATGAATTAGCAAGAGCACTTGCAGAAGATGGTTCAGCCTCTAGCACATATATAACACCAAAAGCTTATTACCCAGGAACATAATGGCAATAATTACAAAAGGAATGGGAGCAATCATGAAACTTACAAAAAGTAGAAAAGTTTCTGATTTAAAAAAAGCTGGAAAAGTTCCAGTAAAAAGAGTGACAGTAGATTCAAAAGGTAGAGAGAGAAAAAATACAGATTATGTAGGTGGTCCCTTAAAAGGTTTTTCATATAAACCTAAAATGCCTAGAAAAAGAGGACAAGGTAAATTGTTTGGTGAAAAATTTGAAAAACCAAAAAAAGACCCTAAACAATTAAAATTTAAATTTAAAGACATTCGTAAAGTGAATCCAGAAAAAAAATTAAAAACTGCAATTAAAAGAGCAGAGGTCAAATAATGTCAAAGTACGCAACAGGTAAATATGCAAAAGCAATATCTGATAGATCAGGGCAAGAGTTTCCATATAAAGAAATGGTTAAAGAATGGAATGGTGCGTTTGTTCATTTTACAGAATATGAACCAAAACAACCACAATTAGAACCTAAACCAAATGGTGCAGATGCAATAGCATTATTAAATTCACGAACAGACAGAACAGAACCTTCAACAACTGTTAGAATACCTGATAACGGTTTTGAAACATATGAAGCAGGATCTAGAATTATAAATGTATTTTCACCTGGACATGGATTAACTAATGGTACAACTTATAGATTTAGAGGACCACCAACTACTTCACCTGGAACAGGTAGTTCAACAAGTCCTGTTTTTGCATATGCAAATATTCCTGATTTCGATGGAATAACAGGAACAAATATTACAAAGTCTGCAGGATACGCTATTACTATAGGCTTATATAAAAGTGATGCTGCAGTTACAACTGATTATGCAAGTTCAAATTTTTTTCATTTTACAGTTGACACAGATACTGCTACAGTTGGTAATGTAAAAGGAGGAGGTTATGGTTGTTCAATAGGACCCATAACAATAGAAGGATGATTAAATTTATTAAAGAATGGATTTGTAAAATATTTAAAATTAAATCTTGTAAGTGTAATGATATGGATGAACACGCAGAATATTATTTAAAAGACGCTGAAAGAGAAATTCCTTTACACGTAGAGGAAACAGCAAAACAAAAAAAGATACGTTTAAAACATAAAGGTTCTAAATAATGGCTGGATTAAGTGCATCAGGATTAATAACTCAAATTCGAAGTTATACAGAAACAGATTCAAATGTTTTAACAGATGCTGTTTGTGAAAATATAATTTTAAATGCACAATATAGAATATTTAGAGACGCACCCATAGATGCTGATAGAGTGCAAGAAACGGGTGGATTTGTTGTAGGGCAAAATCAAGTTAATGCTCCAGCAGGATGTTTATTTATTAGGGGTATACAAGTCTATGATTCAACATCGGCTGTCACTGGAACAAATACTTATTTAGAAAAAAAAGATTACACATATTTACAAGAGTATGTTTCATCCACAGAGTCTTCAAAAAGAGGTAAACCAAAATATTATGCTATGTATGGTGGAGCAACAGGGGAGTCTGACACTACTTCAGGCCGTATCATATTATCTCCAACTCCAGATCAAGCATATCAATTTAGAGTTCTTTTTAATAAAATGCCTAATCTTTTAGAAAACAATGATACCAATTATATTAGTCTTAACTTTCCTAATGGACTATTATATTGCTGTTTATCAGAAGCATATGGATTTTTAAAAGGTCCGATAGACATGTTGACATTATACGAAAATAAATATAAAACTGAGGTACAAAAGTTTGCTAACGAACAAGTTGGTAGAAGACGAAGAGATGACTACACTGATGGCGCTGTTCGTATACCAATAACCTCGGCAAACCCATAGGAGATAAAATTATGGCAATAACATCGGCGGTATGTACAAGTTTTAAAGTAGAACTTTTAAAAGGAGTTCATAACTTTACAGTAACAACTGGGGATACATTTAAAATAGCTCTATACACTAGCTCTGCAACTTTAGGAGCTTCAACAACAGCATATTCAGCAACTAATGAAATTTCTAATACATCTGGAACAGCCTATACGGCTGCTGGTGCAACTCTTACAAGTGTAACACCAGTTGCTTCAAGCACGACTGCAGTTTGTGATTTTGCAAATGTATCTTACACAGATGCAACATTTACAGCAAATGGTGCATTAATTTATAACGATTCAGCTTCTGGAGATCCAGCGTGTGCGGTTATAGCATTTGGTGCAGATAAAACTGTAACAAGTGGAACTTTTACAATTCAATTTCCTACAGCAGACGCAACTAACGCAATCATAAGATTAGCATAAGGAGGTCCTCCTTATGGCAAACACTTGGAACCAATCAGGCACAACCTGGAACACCGGTCGTTGGGGAACAACTGATCCTTTTGCAACTGGTTGGGGTGCTAAAGCTTGGAACGATGGTGAGTGGAATGATCTTTCAAATCAAACTGTTGACTTAACAGGAGTTTCAGCAACTTTTAATGTAGGTTCAGTTTCTGTAACTACAGAAATAAATAAAGGTTGGGGACAAGATACTTGGGGTAATGAAACCTGGGGTGAATCAGGAATGTTAGTTGAACTAACAGGCCCTGATGCAATACAATCTAAAGTTGGATCAGAGTCTTGGAATGAAGGAACTTGGAGTACTAATGGATGGGGAACATTTACTTTAAATCCTGCCGATGTAATGGGACTAACAGGAGTTTCTGCAACTGGAGGTGTTGGTTCTCCTACAATAATTGGTGATGTAGAAGTTTCAGTAACAGGAGTTTCTGCAACTGCAAATTTTGGAACATTGACACCAGCAGATGTAATGGGATTAACTGGAGTATCTGCAACAGCTAATGTTGGTGTACTTTCACCAGCAGATGTAATGGGATTAACTGGAGTATTTGCAACACTTAATGTTGGTATTCCAACAATTTCTTCAAACCCAGTAATAAATCTTACTGGTCTTGCTATCACTTCAGCAGTAGGTAATTTAGCACCAGCAGATGTAATGGGAGTATCCGGAGTTTCTGCAACATTTAATGTAGGATCAATTAGTCCTGCAGATGTTATGGGATTAACAGGTCAACAAGCAACTGTTTCTGTAGCAGCGTTTGGTACAGCTACAGGGTTTGGAATTCAAGCGTATTCAGAAGTTGACACAGGATCAAATATTTCGTATTCTGATGTTGCAACAGGATCAAATATAACATATAGTGACGTCGCATAGGAGATAAAATTATGGCATCAACATTTACGCCTTTAGGTATAGAACTTCAAGCAACCGGTGAAAATGCTGGTCAATGGGGAAATAAAACTAATACAAATTTACAACTTATAGAACAAATAGCTGGTGGTTTCACAACACAAGCAGTTTCTGATTCTGGAGATACAACTCTTTCAGTAACTGATGGTGGAACAGGCGCAACTCTTGCACACAGGGTCATAGAATTTACAGGATCTCTTACAGCGTCAAGAAATGTTACCATACCTACAGATGTTCAAGATTTTTATATTTTAAAAAATTCAACAAGTGGATCGCAAAACGTAGTATTTAAATATGCATCAGGTTCAGGAGATAGTATAACCGTTACTCCAGGAGCAGTTAAATTAATTTATGCAACTGCTAATGATGGGACTAACCCGGATATTGACGATACAGGTTTTATAACTGCTTCATCTACAGATACATTAACAAACAAAACTTTAACTAGTCCTAAAATTGGTACTTCAGTTTTAGACACTAATGGAAATCAATTAGCTTTACTTACAGCCACTAGTTCTGCAGTAAATGAATTTACAATAGCAAATGCTGCTACAGGAAATGATCCAACATTATCTGCAACAGGTGATGACACAAACATTGATATAGCTATTGTACCAAAAGGATCTGGAGAAACTGTTTTTGGAACAGGTGCAGCGAATGCAACTATAACTTCTAGTGGAGCACACGATTTAATTTTAGATACTAACTCAGGTACTAACTCAGGTACAATTACAATTACAGATGCAGCTAATGGAGATATAACTATAGCTCCTAATGGAACTGGAATTGCTAAAGCAGTAGACGCTTCGGACGCTACTGGTGCAATTAAGATTGCAGGTAAAGAAACTATTTGGGTTCCAGCAACTGCTATGTACCCTAACACTACAAGCGGTTGTGCAGATCTTGCTCAAACAGAATTATCAAATGGTCCAGAATTAAAGTCTTTAGATTTCGATAAAGACTCAGATGAATTTGCACAGTTTGCTGTTGCCTTTCCTAAATCATGGAATGCAGGCACAGTAACTTTTCAAGCATTTTTTACAGCTAACTCAACAAACACTGGAACCACTGCATGGGGATTATCTGGTGTAGCTTTAGCTGATAACGGAGACTTAAATACTGCTTTTGGAACACAAGTTGTTGCAACAGCAAAAGCTATGAGTGGAACAGCAAACGATTTAGCAGTTGCAGCAGAAAGTGGAGCAGTAACTATTGCAGGTTCACCTGGTGCAGATGAGTATGTATTTTTTCAAATTTCAAGAGACGTGTCAGCAGATAGTTTAACAGCCGATGCAAAACTATTAGGTATTAAATTATTCTTTACTACAAGTGCTGCTAACGACTCGTAATAGGAGAAACACGTGAGTTCATTTGGATATAAAATATTAGGATTTGGCGGAGGAGATGCCAAAAAAACTTTAGATTTTGATTTTTTATTAGTCGCTGGTGGTGGCGGCGGAGGAGTCGATGATGGCGGCGGCGGAGGCGGCGGCGGTTTCAGAACATCTTTTCCTGGAGGAACTAAAGTAACAGTAGAAACAGGAGCAACTATTACAGTTGGAACTGGTGGAGCTGGCGGAGATAATGATTCTCCAGATCCTGCTTTAGTAAAAGGACAAGACGGACTTAATTCACAAGCAGGAACTATTCTCTCTACAGGGGGAGGAGGTGGAGGACCACCTAATGTTAATGGAAACCCTGGAGGCTCCGGTGGCGGAGGTGCTCTAAACGGTACTGGCGGAGAAGGAAACGCAGGAGGCTTTTCACCTGCTGAAGGTAATGACGGCGGAAACGGCGGCGGAAATAATTCTGGCGGCGGAGGCGGAGGTGCTACTGGTGCAGGAAGTAACGGTTCTGGTCCTCAAAATGGTGGCCCAGGAGGAAATGGAACTGCAAATTCAATTACAGGATCGTCTGTAACTAGAGCTGGCGGCGGAGCTGGAGGTTCCAATGCATCTGGTGTTAAAAATGGAGGCTCTGGCGGAGGAGGAAATGCTGGTGGCCGAAGTGATGGTCAAACTCAATCAGGCGGAAACGGCCAAGGCGGCGGCGGAGGCGGCGGCCCGGGAGGATCACCTGCAAGAGATGGCGGATCAGGAGGAACTGGTAATGTTATTTTAAGAGATCCAACAGGAACTTCGTTAACAGTATCACCTGGATCAAATTCAACAGCAACGGATGGTGGAGCTACACTTGCAATATTTAACGTATCTGGAACTATAGTTTTTTAATATGTCAAGAGGATCTGAAATTTATAAAAAAGTAGCAAAAGTTGTGTCACAACAAGATCCTTTTAATGTAGGTGTGCAATTAAAAGTTTGTAGTGAAATATTTATGATTGATGATATGGACACCCAAGAGCATTGCGTTAAATTATTTGGTGAGGGCGAATATAAAGATTTAATAGGAGTTCAAGCAATTGGAGCTGTTTGGAAAGAAGATAAAAATAAATTTGTTTCTATGCAACCTTTTCAATCTTGGACATGGGATGATACAAATGATGTATGGGTTCCACCTGTTGCAAAACCTAATACAATAGGAAACCCTACTTTTACTAATTCTGACGGAAGTGAACAAGATGTTTATGCAAATGTTGCAGAATGGAATGACGCTGAACAAAGATGGGAAAATTTAAATAGAGAGGATAATCAAAATTATTACTGGAATCCAAGTAATAATACCTGGACTTTAATAGAATAAAAAGATATACAGTAAAAAAGAAAAGAAAGATTATGGTTCATTACGAAAACCTTTATTGGTATTTTGCTAGCGCTTTAACGCCTAAAGTTTGTAATAAAATTATAAAAGTAGGACAACAATCCAAATTAATAACAGCGAGAACTGGAAATTTTTCATCTGACAAATTTAAAACTTTAAATAAAAAACAAAAAAAGAATTTAAAAAAGGACAGAGATTCTTATGTTTCTTTTATAGACGAACAATGGCTATATAATTTACTTTTTCCATATCTTAATACTGCTAATGAAATGTCTGGGTGGAAACATCAAGTAGACTGGGCAGAACCTATTCAATTTACAAAATATAAAAAAAACCAACATTACACTTGGCACAATGATGTTGGAAATGGAAAACAATTTGAATCAGAAAAAACAAAAGGAAAAATAAGAAAACTATCTTTAGTTGTTTGTTTATCAGATGAAAAAGATTATGAAGGTGGAGACTTTTGTTTTCAATTTAGAAACTCGGTTAAATCTGATGTTGAAACTGTAGTTAAAGAAATTAGGACTAGAGGCACTATTATAGTATTCCCATCTTATTTATGGCATAAAGTAAAACCAGTAACTAAAGGTACAAGATATTCTTTGGTAATGTGGGTGTATGGGTATCCATATAAATAAAATGTTTAATAATTGGAATCATAATCAATATATTAATATTAAAAATTTTATGGCAGAAGAAGATTTTAAAAAAATAAAAAAAGATTTGGTAAAAAATTTTAATAAATACCCTCATTCTGATAAATTAAAATCAGGTAAACAAACTACTTCTAGTTTACATGAAGTATTTACTGATACACATTGGAAAAAATATTTTAAAAAATTAACAGATATAATGACAGATATCGGCAAAGATAAATTATACAAATGTTGGGCTTTAAAAGTAACTAAGAATCAAAAACAATTTTTACACAAACATCCAGAAAATAAATACACAAGTATATTTTATGTGTGTAATGATAATTATGCTTTAGGGACACGGTTAGTAGATAATAATGTTGATATAATTATTCCAGGGCACGAAAATTCTATATTAATTTTTGAGGGCACTATTGTGCATGATGCAGTTTTTCCTACAGAAAAAATTAAAAAACCAAGGTATACTTTAGTAACAGATTATGAATAAAGATTGGATAGTACAAACTAAAATAGATATTAGCACTATAAAACTTATTATGAAAGATATTATAGGAATTGAAGTAGATGTAGCACTAAAAAGCACCAGAGGTTTTAACTGTAAACAATTTGATTTATTTAATCAAAGATCTAAATTTAAAAAAGTAATTAATTTAATTAAAAGTGAACTTTGTAAATTAGATAATAAACAATATAATTTACTATCAGCATGGACGGTTATAGGCCAAGAAAATAATTATCATTTAGTCCACAGGCACAATAAACCAACAAACCATTTAGCTACAGTTTTATATTTAAAAATGCCTCCAACAAATAATCTACATCAATCGGGAGAATTTTATTATTTTTTAAAAGAAGGTAATAAAATAACCTGTAATAATTTTTTACCTGAAGAAGGAACTTTAATAATTATGCCTGTTCATATATTACATGGAGCCTACCCTCAACCAAAGGGCATTAGACAAACTTTAAATTTAGATTTTGAAGTATTAGATAGGGACAGACCGTGAATAAATTTAAAAAAAATAAATATTTAGTTGTAAAAAAAGTAATAGATACAAAAGTAGCAGATTTTGTAAAAGACTATTTAATTCTTAAAAAAAAAGTTGCTGAAACTGTTACTAAAGCAAACAATGGAAATAAAATACATCCAACTTATGGTGCTATTGGAGATACTCAAGTAGAAGGAACGTTTAATATGTACGGAGACCCAGCTACAGATACTTTATTAAAAAATATAAAACCTTTAATGGAAAAACAAACAGGATTAAAATTAATAGAAACATACTCTTATTGTCGTGTGTATAAAAAAGGAGATATTTTAAGACGACATAAAGATAGACCTTCTTGTGAAATATCTACAACTTTAAATTTAGGTGGAGACTCTTGGCCTATATATTTAGATCCTACAGAAAAACAAAATAAAAAAGGAATTAAAATAGATTTAAAACAAGGAGATATGTTAATATATTCTGGTTGTGATTTAGAACATTGGAGAGAAGCTTTTAAAGGGAAATCTTGTGTTCAAGTTTTTTTACATTACAATAAAAAAAACGAAAGAAGTTTAAAATATGACGGACGGTTACATTTAGGATTGCCCTCTATAAAAGAAATTTCTATCTCTGACAAAGATAGTGATTTTTTAATTTTATGAAAATAAATAAATTAATAAAGTCTGAAATGAAAAGAGAATACTTTTTTGTAAAGGGAAAGGTGTCACTAGACACTAAATATTTTATAAATAAAATAGAACAAGGAATACAAGAAAAAAGTAACAAAAATTATCAGACTAATCTTATTAGCGGCATGACTTCGTATCAATATTTTATAAATGATAAAAACTTTATTAAGGTATTATTACCTATGTTTGATTTAATAGATGCGACTGATTTTAAAGAATGTAATCGATATCTTTTACAAGATGCATGGGGGTTTAAACAATCTTTTTCTGATTACACTGTAAAACATCAACACTTACCGGCTTTTGTATCAGGTGCAATTGCATTAAATAAACACAGTCAGTCATTATACTTTAGTGACATAAACGAAACTTTAGAATTTGAGCCGGGTAACTTTGTTTTATTTTCTAGTTTTTTAATGCATGGTAATAATAGAAATACTACTGATAAATCTAGATATGGATTAAGTTTTAATTTTTATCCAAAGCAGGCAACGTGAAAGAATTTAAAAACAACAAAAAAAATAATTTTATCGCAGGGTGGTATATAGACAAAAAAATTTGTAATAGTTTAATTAAATATCACAATAAATCTAAAAAACTTATTAGAGGCACATGTAATAGAAAAGGAGTTGTTGGCGTGTATAAGAACATAAAAGACTCTATAGATTTAAGTTTATCACCAGTAATTAAAGATAAAGTTCCAGAGGAGTATTTAAAAACATTATCTAAAGTTGTAGAAAAATATAAACAAAAATATGTTTATGCAGACTGGATGCATACTCAATGGAGTATTTATGAAAATTGGAATATTCAAAAGTATCCTAAAAAAGGAGCGTTTCATGAATATCATTATGAAAGATCAGGAGCTACTGAAAAGTCTTGTCGTAGGCATTTAGTTTTTATGACTTATTTAAATGATATTAAAGAAGGTGGTGAAACAGAATTTTTTTATCAAAATTTAAAAATTAAACCTGAAAAAGGATTAACTTTAATTTGGCCAGCTGATTGGACATTTACACATCGAGGTGTTCCCTCTTCTAAAGAAATTAAATATATAACCACTGGTTGGTATAGTTATGCACAATAATTTTATATTTGAGAAAAACAACTTTTTATCTAAAGAAGAGTGTGATATACTTATTAAAGAACTGAAAGATAAAGTGAAAAAAGCAGAACAACAAGAATATGGTTATGAGTGTTTTGATTTAGAAGGCACTCCTATTTTTAATCAAATACAAAACAAAACTTTTCCTTTGTGGAATGAATATATAAATGCATTTCCTGAAGTTAATTTTACTACAAACAAATGGTCATTAACACATATGAGATTTAAAAAATTTAAACCAGGGAAACATTTTGAAAAATGGCACTCAGAACATAGTTATAATCATGCCACTAGAGTTTTAAATATACAACTATATTTAAGCTCTCATAAATGTGGCACAGAGTTTTATAATAAAAAAGTTGTAAAATCAGAACAAGGGAAAGTTGTTATATTTCCATCTTATTTTACTCATACACATAGAGGACAAAAGTGCCCTGATAATAAAACAAGATATTTAGTAACAGGGTATGTTAATTTTTTAAATTTATAACATGAAAAAAAATTTTATAGCTGTTAAAAAACAATTTATTACAAAGACTAAATGTAAAACTTTAATAAAAGCTTTAGATAAGGGTTTAATAACAGACAACAATAAAGACTCTAATTATAGCTTTAAAGATATTAAAGATAAAAAAATTCAAAGATTAATTGTTACTGAAGCTTTAGGTATGGTTCAAAAGTATTGTTCTTATTACCCAGAGTTAAACTTAACAAAGGATAAATGGGCAATGACTTCTTTACGATTTAAAAAATTTAAACCAGGTGATTATTTTAACAAATGGCACTCAGAACATTGTGGTGACTATGCTACAAGAGTTATGGTATTTCAACTTTATTTAAGCGACCATAATTGTGGCACAGAATTTTTTAGTGGAGAAACGATACAGTCAGAAGCGGGTAAAGCTGTTTTATTTCCACCTTATTTTACTCACACTCACAGAGGTCAGCCCTGCCCTCAGAATAAAATTAGGTATTTAATTACAGGATATTATAATTTTATTTCGTTAACTTAGAAACAATAGACTTATACTTTAACACTTTTTGTCTAAAAAACTCATTGACTTTTACTAACGTCTCAATATGTAATTCTAGCTTCTCTATGCGATCTTTAAGATCAGCATTAAACAAGACTTCTGACTCTTTTACTTGTTCAGACATATCCAATTTTAATTCTAAATCTTTAATAATCTCGTCTTTTACGTCTTTCATACTCAATGAATATATATTGATAAAGAGTTAAAAGTCAAGTAAACTGCTATATCTAAACTGTAAAAATTGTGCTAAAGGCTAATAACTATGCTACAAAAAATAGGATTTCAACCAGGTATTAACAAACAAATTACACCTACAGGGGCCGAAGGTCAATGGGTAGACTGTGATAATGTTAGATTTAGATATGGAACACCTGAAAAAATCGGAGGATGGAATCAACTAGGTAACGTTAATGTAAATGAATTAACAGGAGCAGGCAGAGGTCTACATCATTTCTTAAATAGTTTGTCTCAAAGATACGCTATAATAGGTACAAACAGAATATTATATGCTTTTCAAGGCGGTGTATTTTATGACATACATCCTATTAAAACTACAACAACTCTCACAAGTGCGTTTACTACAACTAACGGATCAACAGCTGTTACAATAACTTTTAGCACTGCACATAATATATCTGCAGGTGATATAATTTTATTAGATAACTTTTCTACAATAACTGGATCTAACTTTGGATCCTCTGATTTTGATGACAAAAAATTTATGGTAACAACAGTGCCATCAACTACAACCCTAACAATTACTATGCCATCAGCAGAGTCGGGATCAGGAGCTACTACATCAGGTGGTATTAGAGTACAACATTATTATCCTGTTGGCACAGCAGTTCAAGAAAAAGGATATGGTTGGGGATTAGGTAGTTGGGGTGGAGAAGATTCATCAGCTATTACCACTACTTTGAATGGAGCATTAAGTGCAAACACTGCAGGTACTGGAGGAACCGGTACTAGTATTACATTAACAAGCACAGTTGGTTTTCCAGATAGTGGCACAAATTTTATAAAAGTTGGAACAGAAGAAATATCTTATACGGGAGTATCAGGAAATGATTTAACTGGTATAACTAGAAATGTTAGAGGAACTTCTAACGCCTCACATTCTACTGGAGCAACAGTTACTAACACAAGTGATTTTACTGCCTGGAATCAACAGACAGCCGAAGGTTTAGCATTAGATCCTGGTATGTGGTCATTAGATAATTTTGGCGATAAGGCTATTTGTTTAATTCACGACAGTGCTGTATTTGAATGGAATTCTGTTGCATCAAATGCAACAGGGACTAGAGCTACAATTATTACTGGTGCTCCTACAGCATCTAGACACATGGTTGTATCTACGCCTGATAGACACTTGGTGTTTTACGGAACAGAAACAACTATTGGTGATACAACTACACAAGATGATATGTTTATAAGATTCTCGGACCAAGAAGATATTAATACGTACGTACCAACAGCAACCAATACTGCTGGTACACAAAGATTGTCTGACGGATCACGAATCATGGGAGCTATAAAAGGTAAAGACGCAATTTATCTTTGGACCGACAATGCATTATTTACACAACGTTTCGTTGGTCAACCATTTACATTTGCTTTCGCACAGGTTGGAACTAACTGTGGACTTGCAGGTCAAAATGCATGTGTTGAAGTAGATGGTTCGGCTTATTGGATGTCTAAAAATGGATTTTTTAGATTTGCTGGTAAATTAGAATCGTTACCTTGTTTAGTTGAAGACTTTGTTTATGATAACATAAACTTAACATCAGGTAATCAACTAGTTTCTGCTGGATTAAATAATTTGTTTGGTGAAGTTACTTGGTTTTATCCTTCTGCTACATCAGATGTAGTTGATAAAATGGTAACATATAATTATTTTGATTCATCACCGCAAAGACCAGTTTGGTCTGTTGGAACTTTAGCTAGAACAATGTGGAGAGATTCTGCTGTATTTGGATTACCTCATGCTTTATCATATGATGCAAGCACAGATACATCGTTTGATGTAGTTGGTAATACTGAAGGTCGAACAGCATACTATGAACATGAAACAGGAACAGATCAAAATAGAAATGGAACTATAACTACTATTTCTTCAAGTATAACTTCCGGAGATTTTGATATTACACAACAAAGATCTGCTCGAGGACAACAAACAGGCACTGCAACGTTTGGAGGAGATGGTGAATTTTTAATGAAGATAAGAAGATTTATACCTGATTTTATATCTCAAACTGGTAATACACAAGTTACTTTGGAATTAAGAAATTTTCCAAATGATACAGCTGCAAGCTCATCTCTTGGACCATTTACAGTGTCTTCATCAACACAAAAAATAGATACACGTGCTAGAGCTAGAGCTGTTGCATTAAAGATAGCAAACACAAGTTCTTCTCAAAGTTGGAAATTAGGAACTTTTAGATTAGATATTCAACCAGACGGACGTAGATAATGGCAAAAATAGTACAGATAATAACTAGACCTTCAAATGAATATGATGTTAATGTGGCTGAGTCTCAAGTAAGAGATTTAGATTCTATCATAGAAAAATTAAATACAACGTTTCAAGAAGAATTAAAACAAGAGGTAGAAGCATTTAACTTCTTTTTAAATTAATGGCTAATAGTTTTAAAAATAAAAAAGTAGATTTAACAACAGCTGATCTTACAACACTGTATACAGTTCCAACTGCAACAACTACTGTTGTTAAATCATTGTTAGTGTCTGAGGATGCTGGATCAGGGAGCACAATAACTATAACGTTAGTAAATTCTAGTGGTGCTATATTTAATTTATTTAAAGACAAAGCCATAGCATCTAAGGCAACAACAGAACTTTTAACACAACCTCTTGTAATGGAAGAGAGTGAAATATTAAAAGTGCAAGCTGCTGACGCAAACGAGCTGTTCGTCATAGCTTCAATATTAGAAATACAGCCACGAGAGGTAACAACATAATGAAAGTAATAGAACCAAAAGAAGTAATAGAAGAAATAATAAACAAAAAAACAGGTGAAAAATACATGTCAGAACAAGAATGGAAAGCAAAGGGTATAAAGCCAGAAGATATTCAAAGAGATGTGACAATTGTAATGCCCAGCCTTGATTTTTCAAGTGAAACAAAATAAGATGGTACGATGGCGATAACTAGAGCACAACAATATAGACAGATGTTAAAAGAAGGTAGTAAAAAACCTGCTATGCAAGGCGGTGGACCTAATTATTTAGGTAAACAACCAGAAGTAACCGTACCAAAAAAATGGAAGTCTTCACCAGATCATCCTGACACAGAATTAGCTTACATAACAGAACCAGAAAAAAAAGTTTTAATTGCACTTAACATGCATGGTGGCCTTGAAGATGGTAAACCAAACAAAGGACCAGAAGGTATAATATCATTACAAGGAGATATGGGACCCGGTGGTAAAGGAGATTATTCTGAAGAGGGCACGGGTAGAGGTGTGGGTAAAAGTAAAGATAAAGATGTATCAGCTTTTACTGACAAAGGAACAGGTGATTATCAAATAAGCGATAGAGCTATAGATCGACAAGCTGTCATGGATTATGCCATGGGAAAAATGGGTTTTCAAGGTGGTAAAAAACCAGGGTTTTTTTCAGGACCAGGATCATTTAAAGCAAAACAACAAGTTTACAATATTCAACAAAGAATGAATGCAATTGATAAGTATAATAAGTCTAGAAAAAATAAAATTATGGCTGGTTTAAAACAACTTAATATTTCACCAGCTTATGATGATCCTGAAGAAACTTTTGCAGATTTAATTGATAATGCTCCAAGTATCGCAGGTATGACAGATAAATTTAATCAAAAAACAATTGATGATGTTTTATCAGGTAAAAGACAAATAGATTTTTTTTCTAAAATAGATCCAAATTTAGCACCAGGACTTGCCCCAAAAGCTTTAGTTGGATTAGCAAATTTAATAGGTCCTAAAATGGCTGGACCAGTTACAAAAGAAAAGTTAAATGCTTTACTTGGTGAAATAGAAACGTTAAAAGGGATTGATCCTAGAAACACAACAACTAAAGAATTAATGAAAACATTTTCACCTAATCAATATGAAATGGTTTATGGAACTAAAAAAGAAGATGGTCGTGGAGATCCAAATTTTTTACCTGTTTCCTCGCAAATAGCTTCAACCCCTTCTGTTGAAGAAGATTACTATGCAAATATTGGTGGTGACCCATTTGCAAATAGAGACGCTTTTAGATTCTTTAATGGCGGTGGTATTGTAACTTTAGATGAAGCTAAAAAAATGGCTCCTCCAGGTGAGTCTTTAGCATACATTAATGATGACGAAGCAGATCTTTTAAAATCTTTAGGAGGTGCTGGAGAAGATGTTAACGGCACAGGTATTAAATCTTATTTTTTTAAATCTGTTAAAAAAGCTGTTAAAAAAGCAACAAAAACAGTTAAAAAGATTGCAAAGTCACCAATAGGTAGAGCTGCACTATTATATGCAGGGGGAGCTTATTTAGGTGCTTTAGGAGCAGGTTCAGCCGGAACCGGAGTAGGTTTAAAAATGTTTGGACCAAAAGCTTTTGCTAGTAATATAGGTATGAGTTTAGGAAGAATAGGTTTAGGATCTAAATTTATTGGCCCCAAACAACCTAAAACTTTAATGGACATATTGGGTGGAAAAGCAGGAGTTGGTATCTTAGGAGCGTCAGCACTAGCAGGTTTAATGACACCAAAAGAAGAAGAAGAGGATGACGAAGAATTTTACAGAGGCGAAGGTTTAAATATAGCTGAGTTAAGAGGAGATCCTTACAAGTTTTTATCACCACGTGTTGTAGGTAGTAATTTTGAATTTGCAGCTGATGGTGGACGTATAGGATACTCAAAAGGCACCGAGGGTGGTGCTATAAGTAACGAAGAAATGAAAAAACTGTCTAAAAGCAACACATATAAAGGGTTTAAAAAAATGAAATCTAAAGGAATAGATAATGATATTCTTATGATGAATGAAAACTATAAAAAAAATTTTGACTTATTTAATAAGCTATACGACCAAGGTTTCGCTGAAGGATCTAACGAACCAGTAGCTAAAAAGACCATGCCATTGTTAGATATGGGTGGTAAAGAAATGGATTTAAGAGCTGAAGGTGGATTTGTACCAATAGGACGTATGGAAAAAGCAGATGACGTGCCTGCAAGATTGTCTAAAAATGAATTTGTGTTTACAGCCGATGCTGTGAGAAACGCAGGTGAAGGAAATGTGGACAAAGGAGCAGAAGTTATGTATAACATGATGAAGAATCTCGAAGCCGGAGGTGACGTATCTGAGGAATCGCAAGGCTTAAAAGGCGCTAGACGTATGTTTCAAACATCACAAAGATTAGAGGAAGTATTATAATGGCTGTCACAACACAAAGAAATTTACCCGCACAATTTGTTGAAGATCTAGGTAAAGATTTAGCAAAACAGGTAGTAGCACAAACGGGTGTACCCGTAGTAGCTACAGGTTTAGCTGGTATTTCACAAAGACCTGGTGAAACAACAGAAGGTTTTAAAGCAAGACAAGATGCTGCAAGAGCATTTGAAACAAGACAACAAAGTTTAGCGGGTCTTGCACCACAAGTAGCACAGCAAGACGCATTACAAACACAAGCACAACAATTAGCACAAGCAGGTATAGGATCTTTTCAACCATTTTTACAACAAGCACAAACTCAAACAGGAGTTGCTGCTGGATTAGGAACTCAAGCTCTTGGTCAACTAAGTGGAGTTGGAACAGGTGCAACAGCATTTCAACAAGATGTGTCTCAATTTATGTCCCCGTATCAATCACAGGTAATTGATGCATCATTAGCAGAATTTGATCGTAACAAAGCTATACAAGAACAAAGTATACGAGATCAGCAGACAGCTTTGGGTGCGCTCGGCAGTGGTCGAGCGGGAGTGCAACT